GATTAATACAATGGTTAGGGATTTTGTGTTAACATTTGTAGACAACCCTAGATATAATTTTAGATATTATACGACACAATTAAAAAGTGAGATTTATGTGCTTGGAAATAAAAAAGATTATATACAATGGGATGAGAATAGAAAATGGATAGTTGATAAACCTGAATGTGGTATTACTGAGAAAGGTGTGTTTGATCAATGGAAGTTTGACAAGTTATTATACAATAAAAAGAATAGGAGAGTATGTAGTATGACAGGGATCCGTGCCGATGAAAGCCTAATACGTTTTAGTGGTATTACAAATAGTAAGGTTTGTCATTTAACTAAAAACCCACATTTAAAAAACGCTACAATAGGAAAGCCTATATATGATTGGAAAGAAAAAGATGTGTTCAAGTATTTCTATGATAAGAAAATAGATTACTGTGACGTTTACGATATGCAGGTATTCAATAAAGATAGTTTACGAGTAGCTACTGTATTACACGCAGAAGCTGCAAAGAACTTACATAAAGTAAAAACTCTAGATCCTGTGTTGTATAATCAGATTATGGATGTATTCCCTGAAGTTGAAGTACAGGCACGATATTATAAAGATGCAGTAAAAGGAAACAGTAAAAAGATAGCTTGGTTTTATAAAGACAAGTGTGGAGGTGACTATTGGGATGCCCTCAGCTTGTATATTAAAGAAAACATAAAAGATAAAAACCAGTACAATATGGCTATGCAAAAAGTTATGAGAGTGAGACAAACTCGTAGAAATAACATAAGACCTAGTAATATATTTGGTGGTTATCCGGCATTATACTTGTTTGAGAAAGTAATAGGAGGTGCATATAAAAGAGAAATACAACCAACAGGCAACCAAAAAGATATATATTTTGAATTTGAAAACATATCTCGCAGAACATAGTTACGTTTATAGTGTATTTGCTAAACACTTACGCAAGAATAGGGTAGCTATTGATAGATCTGATCATAAAACTCAGTATTGTATGGCCTCAGTTGATTTGGAACGCTTTTTAGATGATTATGTACCAGCTGGAGTAGTGGGATGGATGCAGATTAGCAAAGGACATATAAGATATAAAACAGATTTTGTCTTTGAGAAATATAGAGGTAAAAAAATATATAGTGACTTGTGGATGCTCCGTGATTATTATACCTTTATAGATAAACCAAGTAAAATATCTGCATATTGTACAGAAATGAGTTTGCCTAAATATATAAAAGAGGGATTCGAGATACAAAGTGTAGGTAAAAATGGTATAACTTATGTAATTAAAACACTATAAACACTATGCAAAAGTACAAGAAATGGAGTCCAGAATTTAGAAAAGCATCTCTTAAGCTAACAAACAAAGCTAAGAAAATGGGATGGATTCCCCAGCCTACAGTATGTAGAAGATGTAAACAAGACAAAGGTATATTACATTTACACAATGAAGATTATGATGTAACTTACTATACATTGTCAGAAGTCTTTAATAGATTCCCTGTAACTATAACACAAGATGAGGTAGATGCAGTTAATCAAGCTCTTGAGCCTATATGTTGGAGATGTCATATGATGCACCACTCAGTAAGACGAAACAAGACAGCAGTTGAAGATTATTTCAAAGAGATAAAAGCTGGTAAACAATACCCACCAGTATTCCGACACGATTTCACAATATTAAAACGAGACCATAATGTATAAAGACGATCCTATTTCAAAAATAGAATGGATAGAAGTTGATAAGCTAAATGCTAATAACTATAATCCTAATGTAGTTTTAAACAAAGAATTGAACTTATTAGAATTAAGTATAATGACTAACGGCTGGATTCAACCGATATTATTAAATAGAGATATGTCTATAATAGATGGCTACCATAGAAGTTACTTAGGTAAGAACAGTAAAGCGTTACGAGAAAAATATAATGGAAAAGTACCGTGTGTTATTATGGATCTTACAGAGCCTGAAAGAATGTTACTAACAATTAGAATAAATAGAGCTAAAGGTAATCACGTGGCAATTAAGATGCACGACATAATTAAAACCTTAGTAGATAAACATAATGTAAGTAAAGAATATATAAAGAAGTCTATAGGTGCAACTAAAGATGAGATAGATTTATTATATAAAGACGGAGTATTTGATGCCTTAAATATTAAACAACATAAATACAGTAAAGCGTGGAAAAGTCCAAAAACGAAATAGAAAAAAAACAACAAAAACAACACATAAAAAAAGAAGCGTTCTTAGAGGCTTTAGAAAAAAGTATGGGTATTGTATCCCAAGCTACTAAAAAGGTCGGTATAGATAGAACTACGCCTTATAGGTGGATGAAAGAGGACACGGAGTTTGAAGATAAAGTAATGGAGATCCAAAACGTAGTAGGTGACTTTGCCGAAACGAAATTATATGAACTCGTAAACGATGGCGTACCTAGTGCAGTAATATTCTTATGTAAGACAAAGTTTAAGAATAGAGGATATGTAGAGAGACAAGAGATAACTGGAATGGACGGTAAAAATCTAGATATAAATATTGAAGTCATCTATCCAACTAAAAACGACTAAAGTCTTTGAACACTTAGACACAAGTGATAAAAGAATAATTGTAGAACAAGGTGGTACTCGTTCAGGCAAAACCTATAACATACTTATTTGGATAATATTTAAGTATTGTATGATCAACACTAAAAAGATCATAACTATATGTAGAAAACACGGACCAAGTCTTAGAGGATCTAGTATGAGGGATTTCTTTGACTTATTACAAACACATAATTTATACACCGAAACGGCACATAGTAAAAGCCTCAATGAATATAGACTTAATGGTAACCTAATAGAGTTTGTCAGTTTAGATGAGCCACAAAAGATTAGAGGGCGTAAAAGGGATCTGTTATTTATTAATGAGGGTAATGAATTAACTTATGAGGATTTTTTTCAATTAAACATAAGAACTACCAGTAGAATAATAATTGATTATAACCCATCTGATGAATACCATTGGTTATATGATGAGATTATAGAACGAGCTGATTGTGATTTTCATATCACTACATATTTAGATAATCCTTTTTTAGATCCTGTACTCATTGAAGAAATTGAAAGGCTAAAATCAACAGATGAGCTTTACTGGCAGATCTATGGACTAGGTGAAAGAGGAAGCTCTGCATCTATTATATTTACACATAGTATTTGCGACACGATTCCTGAAGATGCAAAGTTTATATCATTTGGACTAGATTATGGTTATACAAACGATCCTACTGCATTAGTAGGTATATGGATTACTGAACACAGCCTCTACATAAAAGAATATTTGTATCAGACTATGATGACAGGTAGAGATATACATAAGAAGTTCCAAGAAATAGGAGTACAGAAAGAAATGATATGGGGAGATAGTGCTGAGCCTAGATTAAACGATGAGCTTAGACGTATGGGCTGGAATGTGAGAGGTAGTATAAAAGGTAGAGATAGTGTAAACGCTGGTATAGATTTATTAAAGCGATACAAGATACATATAACCTCAGACAGTAAAAACGCTATTCAAGAGTTCCGTAATTATAAATGGCTAGAAGATAAAGCAGGTAAGCTAACAAATGTTCCTGAGGATAAGAATAACCATATTATTGATGCTGTTAGATATGGTACATATAGCATAATATCTAGACCTACATTCGGTAGGTATGCAATACAGTAAATATTTTAGTGCATAACTTGTGTACTTATTAACTATTTATTATCTTTATTACAAGTTAAAACACAAAAACACACTTAATTATGGCAAAAAAACCAATTACTGAAGTCAAAAAAACTAGACTTATGACTAACAAAGAGGGTAACTCTTATAGATTAGATGTAATTCATATTAATAACGAAATAGATATTTTTCACTTTGACACAAAAAAAGAAGCATTAAACTTTCAAAACTTTTTAAATAACCTAAATAAATTTAAACACTTTATATAATGACTAAGAAACGATACATTTACGATAATTCAAGAACTAAAGTAGGAGACATATTTTATAGATCTTGGGGATATGATCAAACAAATATTGATTATTTCAAAGTCACAAAACTAATTGGTAAAGCTAGTGTAGAGCTAGTGCCAGTTGAAAGTAGAATTGACTATGATAAAAGCACAAGCTATTGCGATGCAGTTGTGCCTTATCCAGCAGCTGAGGGTAAACCGATGCAAAAGAAAATAAAGTATGTATATTGGGATCATTTCAAGGAAGCTAGAATAGCTATAAATTCATATTCTAACGCATCTTGTTGGGATGGAGAGCCTAAAATGCAAACTAACGCTTATTACGGAAGATAATGAAAGAGTTAAAAATATCAGAAATAAAAGAGATGTTAAAAGACAAGAATCTATTAGAGTTTAATAGAGAGATAAGTCAAAGACATTCTAACGCAATAATGGAAAGCATAAAAGAATGTGGACTATTAAGAGTTCCAGTAATTGGAGATATATCTAAATTCGATAAACGTAAATATGTTATAATAGATGGTCAGCATTTATGTAATGCATTAGTAGCGATACGAAATATTAAAAAAGTTGTGTGTATAGTTAAGGTATATGACAATAAGAAAGACGTAATACACGATGTATCTAAATTAAACAACGTTCAGAAAACTTGGAATGATGAAAACTATCTAAACGCTTGGTATAAGTTTGGTAGAGACAATGAGTATTTTACTAATTATGCTTATTTATGGAATCAGTACAATGAGATCTTTGATGGTTTGCCTTGTGGATTTCTAGTAGATTTATATGCGACAAATAAAGAATCATTTAGAACTGGTAAACTAGAATTTAGAGATAGAAAGTTTAGTGATAAAATTGCTCAGTTAGCATATATATTAAAATCAGAATATGACAAAGGATCATTCACATTACAAGGTTTAAGAAATTGGACTTTTGCTAGAAAATTTAAAGAACTAAAAGATGTAGATTTTAAGAAACTAGAATCTAGATTAAGACTTGCATTAAAAAACAATGAAGATAAAAACTGTAATGGTAGAGATGACTTTGGAGAATTTATTGATAAAATTTATAAACGACTATGAAAAAAGTAAATAAATACACAAGAGCTGGTAAAGAGGGTAGAACAATATATTGCCCTGAATGTAATGCTCCTAACAAAGTATATCATTTCAGTTGGAGTGCTATAACTTGTGGAGGTTGTCAACAAATGATAGGTAAATATTATTTTAGTACAAAACCTAGACAATGGAGATCCAATCAAGGTAGAAGTCCAATAAGCACAGAACAGAATTATAGAGTACTTGGTGTATTACTTATTATAGCTTGGACTGCAAGT